AAATTTAACTAAAAATATTAATACAGTTAATCAAACAGTTGATAAAAAGACAGGACAATTAATTATTAAAAATGATTTAAAATCTCAGCAAATAATTAATAATCAAATAGTTAAATATAATGAAAAGATTAATGATATTGATTCAAAAATAAGTGTTATTAATGACTCAATACAAAAAATTAGCAATAATAAACATGCTTTGAGCCTAAACTCAAATTCAGTAGCAGATCTAGGACCTTTAAAGTATATTGCAAAAATATCTAATCAGGATATTGATATTATTGTCAACTATTTAATATTGATTATCGTGTTTGTCTTTGATCCATTAGCTATAGCATTATTAATTTTAGGAATTGAAATCTTAAAAATTAATCAAAGAAATTTAAGTACAGACTCAATAATAACACATATCGAGCCATCTAATGAAGAGTCTGAAATACAAATTACACCAGTAGAAGAAAATATTATGCCAATGGAAATAGATAATGTTGCTGAAACTCTACCTAATAATCTAGAAGAAACTAAAACCATAGATCAATTAATTGAAGACTTTAAACTTCCAGAAAGAAAAATAAATCAGTCGCAAGAATTGTCTGATAAAATAATTTTAAAAAATAAGTTCAAAAATTTGGTTAAGTGAAATAATTTACTTACATTTAATTTAAATAATATAAAACAATAATGGATATTTTAACCATAGATCAAGTTAGATCTAACTATAATGAATTCAGAGATATAATCAATACCCAATTTACTGGAGAACGTACTGCTAGATTGAACAAATTATATGATGATTATTCAGTCAGGCTTAAAACGGCTCCAGCGAGTAGTTATGATTATTTCCATAATGCCTTTCCAGGTGGATATTGTGATCATATTCTTAGGGTGGTTAAATTTGCTAAGGCAACTTACAAATTATGGAAAATGGCTGGTATGTATTTAGATAATTTTACCGAAGAAGAGTTAATATTCTCAGCTTTAAATCATGATCTAGGGAAGTTAGGTTTACCTGGGGATAATTTAGATAAATATACTCTTAATAAGAGTGACTGGCACGTTAAAAACCAAGGAAAATTATATGAAAACAATGGTAACCTACCACATGTAACTATATCAGACACTACCATGTATATATTACATCGTTACGGCATAGATATGTCACTTAATGAATATCTAACTATCAAAATACACGATGGCGTATATGATGACGCCAACAAACCCTATTATACAGGATTTAATATTGATTCTAAAATGAAATCAACGCTGCCAATAATTATGCATCACGCAGATATGATGGCCAGTAGATTTGAATTTGAAAGATGGGCTCAAGCAACAGGTAAATTTAATCTGTCATCACTTCCAGAATGGGAAAATTTACGAAAAATAAAAAACACCATTGACAATCCAATTACTAAAGAAACTACTCCGTTAAATTTCGACAATCTATGATTTATTTATTATTGTTTATTCTATTACTATCATTTTATGTGATAATAAATTTATATAGGAAATTACGCCGAGCAGAGAAATTAATTATTGAAGGAGAATTTAGAATGAAGCAAGAATATGTTGAATTCTATAAAATATTCAACTCTATCTACAGTAATATTATAGCCATCGATAAAAAGGGATCATTTAAAAGTGAAGACCAAGTTGGAATTGCCTGGAAACTATATGTAGATTTACACACACAGGTAGAAAACCTATTTAAAATAACTATACAAGACTAACTACTAAACTACATGCCACGAGGAAGAAAACCGGGTAAAGGAAAAAACTATTTTGACCAAGAAGTAAACGATGCAATTTTAGAATTTAATAACAGCGATGACAAACAACGCCGGGATATTATATTTTATCGAATCATCTATCCAGCCCTTAATAAATTGGTTGAGAATATAATTCATAAATGGAAATTTTATAATTATGAAAGTAACTATGCAGATTTAAAAGCTGATACAGTCACATATCTATTTGAACAGTTGGGTAAATATAGGCCAGAAACTGGATCGAAAGCCTTTAGTTATTTTACAATTGTGGCCAGAAACTATTTATTTAAACGGTCGAAGGATTTAATGAAGTCACAAATTGAAGTGGGTAATTTAGATTTGGTTGATCCTAATAGAAATATTATGGTTGAAGTCACTGGTGGAGACTACGTCGATGACAAGATCGAATTTAATAGATCTTGGATAAATGATTTAGAAAATAAGATAGATTGTCTGTTTAAATCGAAACGTGAACGGGCAATAGCCGCATCTTTTGTAAATATATTTAATTCCGGATTGGATATAGATAATAAAAAGCTATTTTATATTTATTTAAGAGAACAAACTGGTCTCGAAAACAAAACACAACCGATCACAAAAATAATGTCAGTTTTAAAACAACATTATTTGGAAAACTTAAAAACGTTTCAATTGACAGGAGAATATGAAAAAGCAGATTTTTAAAGGAAAAACAATTGAAAATTTATACGAAGAAATTTATGCTGCACAATCAATAAATGCATCGGAAATTTCTGATATTATTGAACAATTAACAGTATTAGTCAAGGATGCTTCCGATGCGGCTGTCTTAGCACCAATGATTGGAGCCATGTTAGGGAATAAGATCAGAAACACCCAGCTATTAATCGAGTTAACTAAAATTATCCAAAGAACTATTGAAGTTCCTAAATCTCCAGATTCTAAATTAAACACCGATGTCCCACATAATGAACTGGTAGAATTACTTAGTTCATTTAAAACTAATGAAGGTATATAATGTATTTTTCTTGTGAAGTCATAGAAACAAAAACTGCTTTTAAAGCAGGCCAAAAAGATGATAAAGGAAATATACTTCCATTAGGATCTATTCTAGTTAGACAGAATTCAAACTCAACATCAGGACAGGTTAAAAACTTTTACGCACGACCCGCTGGATTTAGCCGTAGAATTCCATTTATAGGCGAACATGTTATGGTATGCCAAGTACCAGTTCATGATCGTAGTGCTTCTTCAGTAACATCGTCTGGTTATATGTACATAGATCCATATAATTCTACCGATGATGCATCACTACACCAATTTCCAAAATTATGGGAACGATCTAATCATTATGATTCTAAAGTTCCAACGGTTAAAGCAGATAAAAAAGAAATTGGTTATAATTATGTGAAATCAAAAGATATTAAACAAACTTACAATATTCAACCCTTCGAAGGCGACCAAATTTTCGAAGGTAGATTTGGACAATCTATTAGATTTGGTACATCAATTGAATCTGATAAATCTGTTTATGATAAAGTACCAAACTGGACCGGTAAAGCTAATGGTGATCCATTGATAATCGTTAGAGTTATTAAACCAACTGATTCGGCAAACCGTCTAGACTCAGCATTATCGATATCTAAATCATTTACTAATAAGTACACCATAGAAGACCTGACGAAAGACGAATCGTCCATATATCTGACCAGCACGCAAAAACTGCAAAAGTTTAAGGCTGGATTCATGAAAAATACGGACGCTAAAACAGCAGCTACTTGGAATAATGGATCACAAATAGTGTTAAATTCGGATCGAGTCATACTAAATGCGAAAAGCAATAAATTAATGTTAATTGCTAAAGAAGAAGCGATGCTAACATCTGAAAAAGTTCTATTTCAAACTAACAAATATAAAGTTCAGGTCGACGACCTAATGGATTATATTGATGATATGGCAAAAATACTATGGCAATGGGCAACCGGATCTAAACAATTTTTAACGTCTATGGGACCTACATCAACTGCAACAAATGTTGCCGATGTGACTAAATTACACAAAACAACTTTTACAACTAAATTTAAAAAACCATAATTATGACACCTGAAGATTTGAAATCAATGATACAAACCGTGGTGCAAGCGGAATTTAAACGTTATATACCATTTCTTATTAAAGAAATCAGAAAAATAAACACACCATCCATAAAATCAGTCAGCCCAACACCAACTCCAATTAAAGAAGAAAATACATTAGATTGGCTTAATTCTATAGTTGACCATGACCAACTTAATAGGCAGCGTGCAGCAGAAACTGAACTAATTGCAATTAATGAAGATGCTACTCCAACAGAACAAAAGGTTGTAAAATCTTTAAATAATGCATTTACCAAGGATTATTCTAACTTAATTAAAAGCATGGCAAAGATTCCAGTTAAATAGTTAAAAGCCTAAACTATTTAATTTAATGTATAAATCATATCCAGCAGATAGGTTCGGTGGTACAATTGGTATTAAATTGCCAATGAACTCCAAAACATCACGTGAATTTTTCAATATGTCATTCACGACAGAAGAACAGTCAGTCTCTAATTTCGTTAACTTGTTATTAACGAAACAAGGCGAACGCTATATGCAACCTGAGTTCGGTGTCGGATTACAATACTATTTATTTGAAAATAATACAACTGAGCTAATCTCAGAGATAGATACAGTCATAAGAACCCAAGCGTCACAATGGTTACCATATATAACAATATATGAAATTTCAATATCTAATGTTGTTAACGATTTGGTTAATTCAATTGGCATTCGAATTGAATATTCAACATCGGAATACGGGGCGAATAAAATATTGACAATCTTTAATAACAATGATAAGCCGGGATTTATAAATGAGTAAGGTCAAATATTTAAATAAAGATTTTGGACAATTCAGGGAAGCGTTAATAAATTACGCGAAGAATTATTTTCCAGATACTTATAAGGATTTTAACGAGTCTTCTCCTGCCTTAATGTTTGTCGAAATGGCTGCATTCGTGGGGGATGTTTTGTCAATGTATGGTGACCACCAGTTACAAGAATCTTTTATAAATTTAGCAAGTGAACGTAAGAATATATTTAATCTTGCACAGAATTATGGATATAAACCAACAAACATTGTACCCGCACAATGTATTGTAACCGTCTTACAATTAGTTCCTGCTATATTCGAAGATAACACATATAAACCAAATATGGATTATGCTTTTCATATTAAATCTGGAATGCAATTGTCAACCAAAGACGGTAGAAAATTTTATACAATAGATTCATTAAATTTTTCGGTTAACAATACGGCTGATCCAACAGAAATATCCGTGTATGAAATATCTAATACCGGAGAAATAACTTATTTTGTATTATCAAAAAAAGTCAGAGCTATAGCTGGGGAAATACGAACAGCAACTTTTGATTTCGAATCTCCGAAACGGTACGATAAAATAGTCTTAGATGATATTAATGTATCTAGAATTATATCAGTCACTGATTCTGATAATGAATCGTGGTATGAAGTTGATTATTTGTCCCAAGATTTAGTTCCATCTGATAAACTTAATGACGAATATGCTTCATCTACACTACATCAATATAAAGATTCAGTACCATATTTGTTAACCTATCTTAAAACTGATCGACGATATATAACTAGAGTCAGAAAAGACAATAAATTAGAGATACAATTTGGATCAGGTCTTGGGTTGGAGTCAGATGAAGAAATAGTACCTAATCCCTTTAATGTTGGACTAGGTATTGATTACTATAGACGTTTTTCGGAGACGATGTTGGATCCAGTTAATTTTATTAACACAAAAACCTACGGATCAGCTCCATCAAATACTACATTGACTGTAAAATATTTGGTTTCTGACGGAATTACGGATAATATTCCTGCCGATTCATTGACGATTATCGACAATATGGAAATATATTCCATGATTAGTGGTTTAAACCCAGCAACGGTGGATGAATTATTAAATTCTATAGATAGGGGTATAAAAATAAACAATGAATACCCAGCATTTGGTGGCCAAAATTATAAAAATTTAGATTTAATCAAGAATGAGGCTATAGCTACATTTGCTGCACAAAATCGGGCGGTAACTAAGGCGGATTATATTCTTCGTATATATTCAATGCCTTCTAAATATGGTTCAATAGCTAAATGTTATATTGAAAATAATTTTAAGAACACAAATATATTAAATTTATATATATTATCGTCTGCTGATGACGGAACCTTTAATTATGCCAATCCAGCATTGAAAAACAACATTGCAAAATACCTTTCTAATTATAGATTGTTAACTGATGCAATTGAGATTATGGATCCGTATATTATTAATATTGGAATTGATTTTGAGATTATTTGCCGTCCATCGTATAATTCAAATGAAATAATTCTTAGATGTATAGCGCGACTAAAAGAATTATTGTCGCAAGATACACTGCAAATCAATGAACCTATAATACTATCGAAATTATATACAGAATTAGACAAAATAGATGGTGTGCAAACTGTTTCGAAAATTGATATCTATAATTTAAACGATATATCTAAAGGATATTCTGATGTTATTTATGATATCAAAACAGCAACACGCGACGGAGTTGTTTATCCGTCGTTAGATCCATCAATTTTCGAAATTAAATTTCCTGATAGAGATATCAAAGGAAAAACGATAAATATTTAAAGAAAAAAACGATAAATATTTAAAGAAAAGTTAATTTTTCAAAAATTAAACTATTTATTAAATAAAATCATTTATATTTGTGGTATAAATTAGGTCACAAAAAAAAACAAAATGAGCACAAAATTAAGGCAAATCTTAGAAACCATTGTTGATCGAAAAATTAAGAAAATCAACGAAGTCGGATATTCGGACTCTCAGAGAAATCCGGATTTTAGTGATGCTGATGATAATTATTTAATTTCCCGTTACAAAGAATTGCGTGGAAGTAAATATGATATGAATATAGTACAATCTGGAATATTTGTTAAAATTGAACATGAATTGATGAAAAGGGGGTTATTGCATGGTAATGAAACATCAGACGAAGTAGAAAAACGAAAAAGTAAAGAAGCAAAAACAAAGTCACAGTACCGAGCTGAAAATGCTAATCCGTTCACGCCTTGGAATTTCAAAATAATTGTTAATTCCAATTTAGAAAGCCGTGCTGTACAGAATGCGTTGAAACAGTTCGGGATAACCTCCAATTCGAATGGGAGTATATCATATAATGCAGTTCCGCATATTGTAGTCGTTGATGGTAAGTTAAGTTGGTTCAATAATCAAAAAAGATTTGATATTCAAGATCTTCCTGAAATCACATATAATGAATTTTTAAAACAGATTCAAAAATTTAACCCTGATGAAAAATCACAATTTATGCCTAAAGAATATGTTTTTCCAATTTGGGTATCGGGTATAGACTTAGCATCAGTTTTGATATTTCTTAATCGAGACTTAAAAATGAAATTTAATGCAAATACTTTGAATGTTGAAATTAATAAGCTTATCGACAACCTAAATATGATTGATTATGATGAAGATTCAAAGACTAATATGATGTCTGCATTTATGGACATATTTAAGAAGAAAATTAATAAATGGCAATGGACGTATAGTAAGTTGATAGATATTAGAAGATCAGGAAATAAATTACAATTTAAAATAGACAGCTAATATACCGACAACCGGATCTCCATATTAATTGATCCATGTTGCATTTAAACAATAAATAAGAGTAATCAAAAGTTACTCTTTTTTTATGTCTAAGATTTACTAATTATAGTATCACATTAAGGACATAATGTTTAAAATCACAAAAATATCAAAAGACGCTACAATTTACGAAATTAAATTTCCCGATCGGGATATCAAAGGTAAAACGATAAATATTTAATGAAATG